TCGGTAAAAGAAATTGTAAAAGTTTAATTAATAAAGGTATTATTTCAATAACTAATGGTAAAATAGCTTTTAATAATTCAGCAAATGTTAAAGCTAATTGTTTTAACATTTCTTCAAAACGAGGGTCTGCAACTAATTCACTTATAACATCCATCAAAGGCATCAAAGCTTCTGCTAATACTCCGCCAACAGTTTCTTTTAAATTTTCAAATTGCAAACCCATTATTTCCATTTGCTTTCCAAATGTTTTGCTCAAATTGTCAGATGATCCAGAAACTTTATCTTGGGCTAAGGCCAAAGCATCAGCGGCTGTTGCTCCCTCTTGGACATCAATACCAAATTCTTTTAATACCCTAGTTCCGCCAGCATAAACCATTGTAACCGCGCGTGCGCTTTCCTCTAATGATCTACCTGAATAAGCTGATAAGTCCATCGCCAATTTTAAATCTGCCTGAGCAGTATCTACGTCCTTAGTTATACTAAATAATTTAGCAAAAGCAACAGAAGCGGCCTCATCATCAAAACCTAATTTAATCGCGGCATCGCTCACCTTACCCATTGTTTCCTGTAAAAATTGCATCTCACTTTGGCCACCTTTTAATTGACCTTGTAAATTTGAAAGCTGGACATCTGTAATATCAATAAAAGAATTTGAGAGTGCTTGATTGGCTATGACCATTTGCTGTTGAGCTTCGGAAAATTCCTTTAAACTTCCCTTAGCAAAACTAACAAAGGCCGCAGTTGCGACAGTTGCGGCCGCACCAACAGCGACAGCCGCGCCTTTGGCAATTCCTCCAAAATTACTAAAACTGCCACTGACATTTTTTATAGTATCGCTGGCCTCATCTTTTGCTTTTATTACTACTTTTATTTCATCACTTTGGGGCATATTTTTCTTCTAATGCTTCAAGTAAAATCTCAATGTATGCTTGACTGCAATTACTATATTCCTCTTCCGTCCAGTGCATTTCAAGTAAAAATGGCGCTATTGCTCTAAGTTTTTTTTTACTTCTTGCGAGAATTTTTGCACTTCATTTATAATAAAAGTTAGGTCTTGGATAGAAAATAAAGCTAAGTTTTCTTTGCTTATTTCCAAAGCAACTCCGGCTGTTTTTTCAAAATTCCAAGATTTTATAAATCTAGGTAAAAATTCAAATGCCTGTTCAGTTTGATTTTGCTCATTCAAATTTATAAAACTTATATCGCCTGCTAGTAAGCTATTATAAATAACAATTTTGCTATCAGGATAGCTCGGCAAAACAATTTCTTTTGTTTGTCTAAAATCTTTTAAAATAGGCATAAGTTTTTATTTAATTAATTAGTAAGTAGCAACGGAGTTTACTAAATAGCAATCATTAATGACATTAGAATTAGTGAGGTCATACAAGGCACGGAAGCTAATTTTTTGAGTAACTAAGGCGTCGTTTTCAATCTTTTCTTCCCAAGCATCAAAGGCGCATCTTGATAAATCAATCCTAAAAGCTGGATTTGTTGTGCCAATAGTAACACCAGAATTTACAATATCAATTCTCATAGCATTGTAAGTTCCGGCCAACATTAAATTTCTATATGTAGCATCGCCCTTATCAATTTCAAAGCTTCCTGTAATTTCAAACTTCTGATTGACAATATCATAGGGCTGTCCAGTAGATAATACGTGATCACGTAAAATACTTTTATTAATCGTAAACTCTAAATTTCTAGGATAAATTTTTGAAGCTGCGTCAAGTCCACCTGTTAGAGTTGCTAACTTTATTGCAACGTGCCGACCGACAAATTTATCCTCAGCAACGTAAGCTGGTGTCAGAGTGCTGGCATCGCCGGAGCTTTTTGAGATAAACTTTATAGTCGCCTTAACTGTATCTTCCGGCACGGCCTTAATAGTCAAACTATCAATCATAGCCAGCTTAAAAAAGTAATTTAAGCTTTCGGCACTATCCCTATACCAAAGCGTCAAACTATCGTGAGCATTATCATTCTGTAAAGTGTAACTATGTTTATAAACAGATAGATAAGCTCCGGTGCTTAATGTGCCAAAAGTTCCAAGCAAGATAAGCCCAAATGATTTACTTTGCAAATCAGTTTCTATTGCTCCCTCAGCCCATTGTAGGGCTACTAATTCTTGATTTCCATCACCAATATTGCCATAACTTAATTGAGAAACGGCTTTGGTAACTCTATCAAAAAATGACATCGTTGCTTTGGCCAGCCAATAAGTAGCGGCGGCGGCCGTGCCGCGTGATGTTTCCTTGCCTAAACCAAGGTTTATTAATCGTCCAATTTTTCTTGCCATATTGTTATTGTTAATATTTTATTAAGTAATTAATTCTGTGTTTATATAAGTGTGAATTCTAATTTTAATTTCCGCCATTCTGTAAAGCATTTCTCTATTGGAATATCCCCAAACTGACGGCGCGGCTTCCATAAAAAGCATTTCATATCCAGTCGGTAAACTAATTCCTGAAACTTGCCAATTTTTATCTAAGTCGTCCATTGCACCATCCACTAATTGCCTCAAAACATCGTCGCATTTTTTATCAGTAAAACCACTTTCACCACGAGCAACGAACAGAAATAAACTAAATGCATAAACTCTTTCATTATGGGCAGTAGTGACAAAAGCGCTTTCATTATCAGAAGCTACAATAACTGCGGCCGGTTGGCCATTAAAATCATTTACTTCATAATCAAATACCTCCTGAATATCGGTATTAGCTACCAATAACGTTTTCAAATAATTTGATAATAATTGCCACATTTTATAAATCGTTTAATATTGATTTTAGATAGGTATTCCAAGACGGCGTAAATTTCTTTATCCCTGCCTCCATAAACGGCCTCTCGCGCATATAACGCGTCCCTTCGTGAACATAGACCGCATAGGGTGCATTGGCTACCACATAGCCCTCTAAATGCCCCACGTTTGATGTAATGCTTTTAAATAGGTTTCCGGTATCAAAAGCCCTAGTTTCGCCTGTTGTAACCGCAGTTTTACTATCCCTTTCAATCCCGAAAGTGGCATACTCAACTAAATTCTGTAATTTCTGTGCTATCACAGCTGGCATTTTAGCAAACCTATCTTGCACACGTTTTAAATCTTTTTCATTAATTTCCAAAGTAATCATTATTTTGTGATTATTACTTTCAAAAATTCTATACTTCCTTGTGAATATTTAGTAGTCCCGCCCTTGGCCACTGTGAAAATATCTCCACTATCTACATCCTTAATTTTATCACCCTCCTTAATATCAATTCCAGCATCGGCATAGATAACATACATTTTTCCGTAAGTCCCACCAAACAGGGCTGTTTTTTCAGCGCTAAGCGGCTGTATTTCAACATAAGCGGCCGTAACAGTGGACATCGCTATTTTATTACTTGTCAAAGCCGTCATCCGGCTAATAATAATTTGATGTGTTAATAAATGTTGGAAAATCATAATTCAATTGGTCTATACTGATCTAAAATATCCTTGACTCCTAATACTTCTGCCGCCTCATCAATGTCTTTATAAGATATAGAATAGTCGCCCAAAGACTCGCTTGTCATTTCCCCACCACTTCTATTATCAATAACTTTTGATAGCATCCTAGTCGCGGCTAACTTTATCTCTTCCGGCGCTGATGCTGACCATCCCCAAGTAGCATTTATTTTTACTGAATATTTAAGACTTGGCCAGACTGCTATTGTTCCTCCGGGTAATAATCTAATTCTATCCTTTTGTGTTTTATTCAATGGATAAGAAACAATATAATTAGTGTCTAATGTCAAGTCCACAATACCATCGCTATCTAGGGTGGAAATTGTTGGTGTGCCGTAGAATTTATCTACCAATAACTCCCTATCGCCAGAGCCATCAAAATATCTATCGGCGGCCGCACCACTCTCAAAGCTAAAACCAACATAATTATCAATCCATTCTTTAATTGCAACGCACCATAAGTTAAGTTGAGCTGTCAAAGAAGATGGCAATGAAGCGCCGATATATGCCTCTACTTGTGATTTATCTGTGTAAGCCATAGTATTATTTAGTCTTTATTTTTTTATCAGTAAACCTAATCATCTTGTCTTTTATTTTAAAAAGCCAATTATTTTTCTTTTTCTTTTTCGGTTTATTTATTTGCATAATTGGATGGCTATTTTTAGTATAGCCATCCTATATGCCAACAAACTAAGGAATAGTGTTGAGCAACGCGCCAGCATCTGGCAAAACCACATTTCCAGCAATTCTTTCAACCACTCTAATAGCAGTTTGGTCGTGGACAAAAGCTGTTTCAGTATCCTGCGACACTTTAACAGACATTTGCTTACGATCACCCAACCAATAAAGTAATTTCAAATTACCAAAGAAAATTTGGTCTTCACCAATCCAGTTGTTCTCAACAACTGGATAGCCATCAATTGTAGGTGGAGCGCCAAGAGCGACGGCATCCTGCCATAAATAACGACTATTGCCATCTTTCAACTTCCTTAATTCTTTGATATTAGACCTATGCACCAAAAATGTAGCACCGGAGTGATACTTTTGTGGCACGGAATAAATCAAATCAATGATTTTGTCAAAAGATAGATTGGTGGTGCAAGCTACTGTGCGGATTGTGCCGGCAGAAATAATACCAGTTGGCTCGGTCGTGCCGTTTCCAGCTGTAATAACTCTGTCTTCTTCCTCCGCAATAGCCATACCGAATAGTTCTATAATCAAATTGACTACATCTATTTCGGCGCTGTCCTCAATTAACTCATCGCTAGCATACATAATTGCCGCGACTTTTCTAGCGGTCAAAGTAGCTTCGTCAAAACGAGCAGTTGTAGTTGACTTGGCGGCATTTTCAGCCGTCCAGTAAACCTTAACTGTTGACGCTAAGACTGGCACTTTCATTATATCCCGCTTCATTGGAACAACCCTTACTAATCCGCGCATTCTGTTTTGCTCAGCTAGCCATCTAACAATTTCCGCACGAAATTCGTCCGGGAATAGATAGCCACCGGCGGCCGCAGTGCCTTCGGATAGGGCTTTTACAATAGCTAAATCACCAGTAACTAAGGCGTGATAAAAGCCGACAATCTTTTCCTCTTTGGTCAAGGTATCCTTTTTAGAAGCTAAATCCTTACCTTTTAGAAGCTCCGCAATTTTGGAGTTTCCTTTTTCCTGATCATTCAAAATTTTATCTACTTTTGAATTCAAATCAGTTAGATTATCAAGACCTAACTTTGTCTTAATTGATTTAGCTAACTTCTCAGTTACCTCATCCACTTTGGCATCTAAATTGTCCAGCTCTTCGGGGGCTGGTGCTTTATCAGGTTCTTCTTCAACCTGTGGCTCTGGTTCACCATCTTTCAGATAAACTTTTTGCCCACCAACCATAATAAATTTTTTACCCATATAACCTTACTTTCCTAACTTACGATTTAGAAATCCTAAACTTTTGTTTAGTTTCTCAATAGCTCTAACTAAAATCTCTCGCGAGTTCAAGTCAGCACTTTGGCGACCTTTTTCAATATTATCTAAACGAATATTGATATTTTTAATCTCAACTAAAATAGCTTTCTCCGCATTTTCTTCTGGAAGTTGCTTTTGCATAACATTATCATTAGCTTCTTTTTGCACCCATTCATCGATAGACTTTTTTTCTGTGTCAGATATAGATTTAGAAAACATTAAAGCATTAGCATTAGCTGGAACGGAAACAGCAGATATTTCTAATAATTCATTGCTTTTATCTTTTGTTGGCATAAATCCAACAGAGAAAGCGCGCATAATTCCGTCTAAATACATCTGCTTAACTTCCCGCGCGGCCTGTGTAATTTCGTGAAAAACTGGTTCAAAAATAAGTTTATTACCCTCTATTCTAATATTTTTGACAATACCGACAGGTGGCAAATGATATTGATGGCTCATCAGAAGCACAGGATTTTTTAAGAAATTAAACAATTTCCACCTATCTTGTGGGATTGCATCACCTTGCCTATCTTGGCTATCATCAGAAGCCACAGCAACCATTTTGCCGTTTATGTTTTCTACTAACGCTTTGATTTCTTTTTTGCTCATATCTTTTTATTATTTATAATTTAGTTGTGTGGGGGAAGCTAGGCCTCCCCCGTTAAAGGGTTGATTGCTGATTGCAAGTGAGGCATTTTTTGAACGCTGAGTCAAAATCTTCTTTGGTGGGGAATGACGACAGGGTCGTCTGATGAAGTGTTTGTTTCCCGCACACTCGGCAGAAGATTTGGCAAAGCGAACGCCACTTACAATCTAATGAACTTAATGGAAACATCGTGGCACTCCTCTTCGGTGTAACACCTCAGACAGATTTTCTTTTCTCCTTTCCGACCAAGATAATGGCCGAGTTCGTGAAAAGTATTCTTCCCACACTTCTGGCACTGAGTCCAGATAATCTTGGAGAACATCCACTTCTCGCTCATCGCAACGCCTCCTTGTTTTAAAGAACTAGCAGAAGGATAAAAGCTAATATAGATAGCCCCGATATTATCATCCATACTAGATTATATCTTTCTGCTGATGTCATTTAATTCTCTCTTATTAAAGTTTTAACATCTTCTTTGATTTCGCTAACATCTTTTTGTAAAGTTTGAAATTCAGCCCTACTAGGGACATCATAAGTCCTGCTTTCTACTGTATTAACACGAGCATTTAAGTCAGAAATAAACCAACTAGCAGTCATCAATGAAATAACAAACCCTATTGGAATTAAAGTGTTTTTATTAATTATTGTTCTTTTTTCTTCTTCCATATTTTTAAATTCCTACACCGGCCGAAGCCAACTGTCTAATTAAAGCGAAACTAAGGTCTAAATACATATCCCAAGCACCAGCAGTCGCATACTCCCTAGCTCGTGTTTCCATTGTCCTGACATTAGTGCTTGCTGGGTCAGGGACAGATATTCTAAATCTAGTTTTTCCATCAGCCCCTGTGCCGTCATCTATTTGAGCTCTTTCTGCCGCTGTTAAAGTTATTGGATACCAACCCGCCGCCACGAAAGTTCCAGAACCATTAGTCAATGCAGTATAAGTAGTATCGGTTTTATCCAACATCTGAACATTGAAAGTCTTTGCTATTCCCTTAGTTGCAGTATAACTATCGATATAGAAATAATAAATTCCTGAACTAGGAACTACTCCATCAGTCATTCCGCTAGTATCAATATCACCCAGAGCATTAACTTGAACTGAGGGACTAACTCCATTATTCCACTGAGAAGTTAAAGTAGTAGCTCCGTCAATTCTACCTACTGTGCTACTAAATTCCCAATCATCATTGGCTGTTGCTATATCATATATTGCCATCGTATTCTCTTAAATAAACAAAGTTTTCACTCATAAGGTCAATATTAAAATCTTCTTTATAACGGTTGATTAACTTATAGACAGCTTCTACAACATCAGCCCCACCCATACCAGTCGTTGTTTCTTTTAAATCACCCTCTGGTGTAATAAAGTGTATTTCAAATTCAAATGTTTTTTCTACTATCAACATAATATTCTTTTATAACTTTATCTAGCCATTTATTACGCTTAACAGAAGCAGTCGGACTTTTAAACTCTGCTTTGTTATCCTCGTATTCTTTGAGTAATTCAGCTTTTAATTTGGCGTTTTTCATTTATTTATACCAAAGATTAACTACTATTTCATTCGCTCCCGGCGCGCCAGTATTATTATCAGCTACTCCTGTCGTCGCTCCGATACCAATTCCCAAAGAAAATGGCCAGAGGTGATTTTCATCAAAACTGAGATTAGCGGCCGCGCCGGCTGATAAGGGAAAAGTAATCACTGGGGTATCTGTGCCGACTGTTGGAGCTGTGGCCTTATCATAGAATTTTATATATCTAGTAGCCGTAGCTAAGTTAGTAATAGTATAAGCGCAAAGCTTTTTAGCACCAGTAATCACTAAATCCCCACTCTCATCAACATCTAAATTTTTATAGGGAGTGCTAGTGTCAGTCAACCCACTAACAATATTAACATTCTGGGTAATATCGACAGGCGATCCTAAAACACTCTGCCGGCTAGAAAATCTCTCAATAACATTGCCTTTTTTATCCTT